TGATTTCTATAAGATTTCTTTCTTTAAAGGCGATCCGCGCCGTATGCGCTTTCTTGATGAAGTAGAGTCTGCGCGTGCGTGGTTAGCAGATCTCCGGAAAATGTTCCCGCATCACAAGATCACGTATGTAATGGGGAACCATGAGGTGCGTCTTGAACGATATGTGGCTGACAAGGCTCCTGAGCTGGCTGGACTCTACGGTGTCACCGTTCCCGGGATTCTGGGGCTTTCTGATCTTAACATTGATTTCGTTGATAATGTTGATCGGATGGTTAATGGCAAGTCGCCGCTCACGATAGGAAAACTGACTCTACTGCATGGTCATGAGGTTAAAGCCTCTTATGGCGCAGTTAATATTCCTCGTTTGTATTTCATGAAAACACATACGAACACGCTGTTCGGTCATGTCCATAAATCTCAGAACTACATCACGAAGGACGTTCACGGACGTATTATGGGTGCCTGGGCAATCGGTTGCCTGTGTCATCTGCGTGAGCGTTATATGCCAACTAACGAATGGGTTCACGGCTTTGCTGTGGTACGTGTGAACAATGAGACTGGAAAATTCAGCGTTGACAATAAAATGATTATTGATGGTGAGGTATTATAATGGGTACAATTTGTTTTCTGATTCCACTATTTCTTTGGATTATAATGGAATCAATTAATTAACAATTCACTTATATAGGAGGGAACATGGACTATATTGAAAATATCACTCAGAAAAAACAGCTCGAGTATCTCTTGGATACGTTTGAGAAGGGTGAGAACTGTGAATACCATAACGCAGAGGCAATCAAACTCATCCTTGTAATGCTAAAAGATGCAAAAGCTTACCGTTACGAAATTAAATAGCGATCCACAGGACAAGCAAGCCTATTTAACCTTGTATAGGCAAGGCGCCTTGGCACGTAGGTAGATACCCTTGATTGGGGGAACGTGCTACATTTTAAAGGAGATGCTTATGGGTGAAGATAGCATTTTGATTAAGGCACATTTACCATGCCCAGATTGTGGGAGTAGCGACGCCCTCAGCGAATATAGTGATCATTCTCACTGCTTTAGCTGCGGTAAAAGTCGTAAAACAGACGGATCAACCGTTAAGGTGAATAAAATGCCGAAAGAATTCAAACCAGTGTTCGGTGAGTACCGTGCGCTGCCGAGTCGCGGCCTCCATCAGGATACCTGTGAAAAGTGGGGATATAAGATCGGTGAGTACATGGGAAAGCCAGTCCAGATTGCCAACTATTATAAAGATGGTGAATTGGTTGGCCAGAAACTAAGAACGAAAGATAAAAAGTTCGTTTGGCTTGGGGGGGATGCGTGTCTGTATGGTCAGCATCTGTTCAAGTCAGGCGGAAAGATGATTGTAGTAACTGAGGGTGAAATCGATGCACTTTCCGTATCTCAGGCCCAAGGAAATAAATGGCCAGTCGTTTCGTTACCTCATGGAGCTCAGAATGCTCCGAAGATCTTTAAACAAGAGCTTGATTATCTGGAGTCGTTTGAGAGCGTTGTATTGCTTTTTGATATGGACGATGCTGGGCGAGAAGCAGCCCAAAAGTGTTCTACGTTGCTTACTCCAGGTAAAATCAAGATTGGTCAGCTACCTCTTAAAGACGCCAATGAAATGTTGGTGGCAGGTCGTACTGCCGAGCTGGTCAATTCTATTTGGCAAGCAAAAGAGTTTATACCGAGTGGCATTGTTAACGCCGCTGATATATGGGATGATGTCGAACGACCTATTGAAATGGGGCTGTCTTACCCCTTCGACAAACTTACTAAGCTTATGTATGGAATTCGGTCCGGCGAGATATACGTACTTGGTGCTGGGACCGGACTTGGAAAAACTACTGTGTTCAAGGAGATAGCGTATCACCTGACCACAGAACATAAAGAAAAAGTTGGCCTCCTATTCTTGGAGGAACAGAATAACATGACCGCCCTGTCCATGATGAGCATCGCGGCCAACAGACCCCTGCATTTGCCGGGACAGGAGATTAGTGATGACGAAAAAAGAAGTTACTTCGATGCTGTGTTCGGTGAGAACCGAGTCTACCTTTTCAACCATTTTGGATCGACATCTTTCGGGGAAATCGCAAACCGTATCAGATATCTGGTGGTCTCTTGCGGGGTTAGGTATATATTCCTTGATCATCTTGCTGCCCTTACTACTGGGGATGTAAAGCTGGATGAGCGACGAGAGATCGATTACATCATGACAAAGCTCGCCAGTATGGTGCGAGAATTGAAGTTCACGCTGTTTCTGATTAGTCATTTGTCAACAACATCAGATAATAAGTCACACGAAGAGGGCGGAAGGGTTACCATTAAACACTTTCGTGGATCGCGTGCTATTGGCCAGTGGGCTGATGCACTGTGGGCATTAGAACGTAACCAGCAGGCTGAAGATGAAACTGATAGGCATACATCTACATTCCGAGTTTTGAAGGATCGATACACGGGACAGGCTACTGGCGAAACATTTAAGTTACATTTTGATAAAACAACCGGTAGATTGACTGAACTTAGTGATGATTTCAAACCGGTAACTGAGTCTGATGACTTCGATGATATAACCGAAAACAAAACAGTGGATGGTACTAATGACGACTTTACCGACTTCTGATATGGTAAACCATCCGCCTCACTATACGGCTCACCCGAGCGGAGTTGAGTGCATTGATGTTACTATGCATATGAACTTCTGTCTCGGGAATGCCGTGAAGTATATTTGGCGGGCAGGCCTTAAGAATGATGCTGTTGAGGATCTGAAGAAGGCTAAATGGTATATCGAAAAAGAACTGGAAAGGATTAGCAAATGAATTATTGGAGACCCCAAAACGAGAAAGGTAAGCAGGAGAAAGCCCACGCATTCATGTATAGAATGGAAAACGGACTCGAAAGCATACCAGAGGGATACGTACTCCACCATACTTGTTTCAATACACATTGCTTAAATACGGATCATCTCGTTTTGATAACCCGTACAGAGCATATGCAGATCCATTTAGAGGGGAATAAAAGAGCATCTAAAAAGAACAATGCTCATAGTGTTAGAGTAGCTCAAATTCATCCTGATCATGGTTTATTGAAAGTATGGCCATCGTTGGCAGAAGCCCAGCGTGGTGGATTTACACAAGCTAATATCACTAAATGTCTCACTGGTGAACGCGATGTTCATATGGGATGTTGGTGGATTAAGATAGGAGGATGATATGACCACTTGGATTTTTGACGTGGAGACGAATGGGTTACTTGACACCCTGGATCGGATGCACTGTATTGTTGCCAAAGAGTTCGGGACAAATAATGTCCTGGTTGGCAATTGCAATGATCCAGAAAAGATGGAAGAAATTGTTAGAACACTCGAAGACGCTGATGGAATCGTCGCGCATAATGCGTTCGGTTTCGACGTGCCCGCGCTTGATATGCTTTACGGATTCAAGCCAAAGGGAGAGGTCATCGATACTCTGGTTCTTGGCCGGCTGATTTGGCCGAGCATTAGAGAGCATGACTATGGCCGTGCAAAGTCCGGGAAACTCCCGGCTCGTCTTATTGGATCTCACTCGCTGGAAGCCTATGGCTATCGACTTGGAATCAAGAAGGGTGAGTACGGTAAGCAGGAAAATGCCTGGGAAAAGTGGTCTCAGGAAATGGAAGACTACTGTGTTCAGGACGTTGAAGTTCTTGACGCTCTGTATCAGATGATCGTTAACAAGAACTATTCACAGAAAGCTATGGACATTGAGCTTGGCTTTGCGTGGATCATCTCCCGTCAGGAGAGACATGGATTTATGTTCGATGAGCAGAAGGCTATTGACTTGATGGTCAAGATCCGTGAGCGCCAGACTCAGATTTCCGAAGAGATGAAGGTTGCTTTCCCTACGATCATAGTTCCGAAGAACAATGGGAAGGTATTTACCGCTAAGGTAGGCAATAAGAAAACTGGTATGGTCAAAGGCGCTACGTATTGCAAGATAGATTATCAAGAGTTCAACCCAAATTCGCGTCAACACATTGCGGATCGATTTCGCAGAAAATATGGATGGATGCCAGATCAGCTTACGGAAACTGGAATTCCAGTTATAAACGAACCTGTTCTGGAAAAAATGGATTATCCTGAAGCAAAACTGTTATCAGAGTACCTTCTGCTAACTAAACGTATAGGAATGCTGGCCGATGGTAATCAGGCCTGGCTAAAGGCGGTGAAGAATGGACGCATCCACGGTCGTGTCAATACTAATGGCGCTGTATCTGGCCGGTGTAGTCACAGTAGCCCTAATATTGCTCAAGTACCAGCAGTGTACTCCCCTTACGGGGAAGAATCGCGTTCGCTTTTTAGAGTCCCCGATGGGAAAAAATTGGTTGGATGCGATGCAAGTGGGCTCGAACTTCGAGGTTTAGCGCATTACCTTGCTATCTTCGATAAGGGTGAATATGCCAAGAAAGTGTTAGAGGCTGACATCCACACAGAAAATCAAAAAGCAGCCGGGTTAGAAACACGTAACCAGGCAAAGACATTTATATATGCTTTTATCTACGGAGCGGGCGACGCCAAGATTGGAACAATCGTGGGTGGTGGAGCTGCCGAGGGTAAGCGTTTAAAGGAGTCG